TGCCCTCCACCAGGTTCGGAATGTAAATGTATAGTATCAGATGGGGTAGCTTGTAATCCAACACGACCGGTAGCATCATCTATTTGGATTTGATTATTTTCTCCTAATGTAGAAGTTCCGGCTGAAATAAAACTAAATAAAGGGCCGCTAAATGAACCTTGATTGTTGTTGTATAAATTAAGAGAGTGAGAAGCGGCGGCATTCCTTTTAGAAAGGTGCCAATAATTATTTTGAGTACCACTACCACTAGTTCCTATATTAAAAGCTGCAAATTTATCACCCACAGTAACAATTGATAATTGAGCTTGAGCACTTGTACTACTACCACTATTAACAATCTGCAGCCCAGTAGAAGGTGTTAAACCATCTCCTGAGCCGGAGTTTTGGAATATAGTAAATGTTGAAATATTACCACCAAGAAAACCAGCAGATGATGTAGTGTTTATTCCAACTCTACCACTACCTGTTACAAATAATATGTTAGCGTTTGTTGGTGAACCTACTCGTAATAAGGTAATATTACTAGCACCACTTATATGTAGTTCTGCGGTTGGTGTTGTAGTTCCTATACCCACCTCAGTTGTTGGAGTTATTTTAACATTATTTGTAAATGTAGAGCCATTCCAACTTCTTAGTAACATACCACCATCCGCACTATCACGATGAATGTTAGGGAATGTAGCGCCACCTGCATTTATACTAACACCAGTGTTTCCATCAACAACTAAATTATGAACAGGCGTTGCTGTGCCTATACCAACATTACCACTACCTGATACGAATAAAGCAGAAGGTGCGGTGGATGAAGATACTATTAATAATGCTTCATTATTAGCACCCGATATATGTAATCTTGCGTTTGGGGATGTGGTATTTATACCTATAAGACCTGATGTGTTGTTTATTTGAAATCGCACCGTACTATATGAGACATCTTCGATTGTAAAGTTAGAATTAGGAACAACGCCCATTCTCCAACTATAACTGCTACCTCTATTAAATCTAATTGCACTTCCCTGCGATGCATCCCCTATCAAATGCACTAACTCATTTGTAGCGGATGTTCCACTTATATGCAATCTTACAGTTGGTGTTGTCGTACCTATACCTACATTACCACTACTACTTACATAAAGATGTGATGTATTAAATGCAGATGTACCATCATTCAGCATAGTTAGCAATGCTGTTGCTGCGGAATTTTCTACTCTAAGTGCGGTTGTTACAGAGGTTGCTCCACTACCCCTAATTTCTAATTTTGCCGATGGAGATGTTTCACCAATACCCACAAACCCAGTAGAACCTACCATCCTCATTATTTCAGATGGGGCTGCAATACCATTTGTGGATGTAAAAAATCTTAAATCATTTGTACCCCCTCCAAAAATATCGGGATAAGCAATTGAATCCATATAAGCAGAGCCTCTAAATCCAAAACTTGCGCTTTGTAAAAACCCTAACCCATCATTATGATATGTTATGAATGATGTATATGTACCTACAAAATTACCACCTATACCACGACCGGCGCCAATGTTTATATTCCCACCTTCTACAGTAAGTGTGGATAGTGGTGATGTAGTACCTATACCGACCCTACCACTACCACTAATAAAAAAAGCCGATGCGGCTGAAGGTGAAGATACTTGTAACAAACTGGCGTTATTTGAGCCAGTTATTATAGCATTATCTATTATGGTGGGTGAAAATATATCCATTTATTAATAGAATATTAGGGTTCTAAAATGTGGTGTATCGTTACTCCTCAAATAGTATAAATAATCTAATCCATCCTCACTCGTTTTTAATATCATTCTCTGAGATTGTCTTGCGGTTGAGTTACCTGCGGGCAATGTAGTTGCACCATTTTCCATAATATCTCTATCAGTATCTATGTAAACGAACTGAGCAGAAACGTTAGGTTGGATATAAATACGATTTTTACCATCGTAACTTATATTTGTTCCATCGGTTAAGTTAAAGTTGGTAGCGTGATGCCAAGATGGTATAAACGAATACTCATACATCATCGTTGCTATGTTGTATTTTACAAATCTCAATGTGGAGTTTGCTTCAAACATATAAATGTATTTTCCCAATGAGCTAGTAGGAGTTAAGTTACTACCACTTTCTCTACCATATATCCATTTCATATCAGCCCCCCCAGCACCTGATGTTGTTGAAGTTGTATTTCTTCTACCAGTTGGTAAAATACTATATACAGTTGTTGTATCAGGAGTTGCCGTTGTACCAGCAGCAGTATTTGTAGTACTAAATGTTATTGTATTATTGGTATTTGATGAAATTGTTGTTTCTTGCCCCACACCCGTTCCTGCTAAAAATCTAATTTGTGCACCCACCCAAAAGTTGGTAGGCCAGTTTTTAGTTGCATCAACAAGAGTAGATGCAGTACCACCTGTCGCAGTACCAAAACCACGAGATGATGATAATTCAAATGCTATTATAACATTGTTTTGGGTTGAGGCTGCGTTTGCTGAAAGTGATGCGGTTATAAATCCTCCCGATGCGGTTTGAAATGAACGGAATTGTGATGCAGCAGTAATACCACTACCCGTTATAGGTGAACCAATGGGAACTTGTGATAATGTACCAAATTGAGATGCACTTATATAAAGGAATGGTTGTCCACTAACAGTACTACCAGTTAAGTAAAAGCTACTTGTACCAGTTGTTATACCAGTATCTAATCCATAACTTGCTCCAAATGCTTGGTCACTTAATATGTTATATCCCCATACGGCTGTATTACCTGTTAAGGTGGTAGCGGATGCTTGTGCTGTTGCCAATGTTAGAGATTGTGAGGTATTTGCTGTAATTCTTGAATAGTTAGTCGTAGGTCCGGTTGGTGAACTACTCCATACTTGCACTATATCACCTACCCACTCATTTGTTACCCAGTTTTTAGATGTATCAAATAATAGTGTAGTTGTATGTGTGTTTAACACCGCGTTTGCTGAAGGTGTACTACCCATTGCATAAGTGAATGCGGTTGGTTGTGAAGTACCCGTTAAAGTAGCTGAAAGCGGGTATGATGATGTTGCTATAAATGTTCCATTATAAATTGCTGCATCAGCACCAGTTGCACCGCTGATTGTTATTCTATCTCCCGTCTCAAATGGATGTCCTGTAATTGTGGTTACAGTGGCTACATTGCCGGTTCTTGTAATTGCTGATATAGGAATCTGAAAACTAAAGGATGAAGAATATCTAACTGAAGCAACGTTTGCTACACCTTCATCTAATCTTTGTGATGGGTAAAATGAATTGTTTAAGTTGGAGAATTGCCCAACGGTAGCAAAATTACCACCATTTATATAAGATTTATCATCATCTACTATAATTTGGTATTGATTTGAACCGCTTGGTGCTACATCTAAATCAGCTGCAAATTGTAGAGTATTAGGTGTATTAGATACTATTAATCTTTCAATTCCATTTGTTTTATTTACAAACCTATAATTTCTCCATTGATTAACGCTCCAGTTTTGTGTTGTGTCTACTGCTGAACGAAGTGAACCACTTGTTAAAGACCCCGTAACAAATGGTGAAGTTAATTCAGATGAAAGGGGTTCATATTGTAGGGTAGTTAAAGCTAAAAAGTTAGGCATTACACCTGTTTGACTATGTAATGGAAACCAGTTAGAATATAATGGATCGTATCTATATGCTAAAAAGAATGCATTAGTAGATATATTTTGAACACTAACCAATGAACCAATGATTATTTCAAATCTTGAACTCTTATCTAAATTAGTGGTCCAAGGGGTATCTACCGTAATAGTGCTTCGTTGAATAACACATCGGGTCGCAGTTCCTATTGAAATTGAGTTTGCATCATATACATGGTTATATGCCTGATTTGGGTCGGTTACATGCCACTCTGCATTAGCAAAGAATAGAGTATCATTGTTATTATATAATACCCTTCTAACAAAGTATTGTTGCGCCGTTCCTAGATATGCTTTTACTTGATAACCTCTCCATTGATTAGGCACCCATTTTTTAGTGGTATCAGTTATTGAAGTTACACCTGTTGAGGTGTTTGTATAAGTTGCAGTCGGAGTTAAATATTCCAAGTTTTCGGGTTGAGTACAAGCAGTAATAGTTCTTTCTTGCCCTCTACCCAATCCTGCTATTACTTTTATTTTCAACCCTACCACAGCACTTTCGTTGATAAATCCACCTGTTGCGGTTGAACTACCACTTGCCCCTGCTATAAAATTACCATAGTGCCCCTGACTTAAATCCCACGAACCATTTACAGTTGATGCTGGTGAGTTGGGTAGTAAACCACCTAATGTTGTCCAAGAATCACCATAAGTGTCATATAGGTACATTGTTGTGGCCGAAGTGTGGAATGTATATCTATTATACCTACTACCCGTTGCTGCTGCTGGGAAATTGTAAACACATGCGGCTGCTGCGGTAGTATAAGGTGAATACCTCATCCATTCCCATACGGGTTGGTCTACCATTGTTTTTAATCGTTTTGTTAGTGCCATAATTTAACTGAATTCTAATTGGTTTCTTAAAGTTGCGTATGCTATTCTGGATTGTAGCACGAATACTGATTCGGGTGCTGATATAGTTGAAACTCCTGAAGGCCCATTTATAAATGTTTCTCCACGAGTTAGTACGGTTCCTGAACTGCCCCCAATATCTACTTGTTGTCTACCAACAGAGTCTTGTCTTGATATTGGTTCTAATAATTTAACCATTCTACCTAACAATGCCGTTTGGTCACTCAAGTATTGAAGAGTTTCTTGTGATGCGGGGGTGTATTGGTTTTCTAAAAATATCTGTAAACTATCACTATCACTCATTAGTGATGTATTATATGTTAATGTTAATACATTATTTGTTATAGTCCCCCCATAATTAGGGTCTGCAAAATTGTAGACAATAAGATTATCCGTTACATTTGTTATTAGTAACAACTGCGGTAATGTTATCGTCTCCGATGTATTAAATGTAATTTGCTTTGCAGCTGCATTAAATGTGTAATCTTCAAATAGTATTTTCATAACCCCTTCCTATTTTTTTATAATTCTACATAATTTTGGATAATTTTCAATTTGTAGTTTTTCCATATATCTCTCAGCCTCATCATACGAAGGAAAAAGATGTATTGGGTTATTTTCCGCATCAACTAATGAAGCCCACATAGAGCTGTTACCCTCTAAAAATTGTATTTGTATTTCGTATAGTTCGTTCATAGATATAAATATTAAAAAATGTTAAAGAACAATTGCATACGCAAGTGACAGTGCCAATGAGTTATTTTGTGCTATACTACCAATTGTAGCACTTGCAAAACCCGATTTTGGTGTTGAAAATGTTATAACTGATTGATTTGTGGATGTTCCTTGAATTGAATCCGGTATAACAACCTCATAATTATTATCATAAACAGTAATTACAGGTGTTCTGAAATCAAGATTATGATTAAATGTCCAAGTGGTTGATGCGGCCGATTGTGTAAATGTAGCAAAATTTTGTCCAGAGAAATATGATGCTGTTAATGCAAACGATGATGTTTTTGAGTTTTCCGCCCAACTCGATGTTCCAAAAAGAGAACCAGTAAATGATGTTGCAGTTACACCCCCGTTTACTTGAAGAGTATTTGTTGGGGTTGTTGTACCTATACCTACATTACCCGATGAGGAAATGAATACTCGTGTTGTATTGTTAGTTTCTAATTGTAAATTATTGGTATCGGTTGTACCAATAGTCATAGTAGTACCTAATGTGTTACCATCGTTTAGGATTACTGCGCTTGAACTATAAAATAACCTATTAGATGAATTTGTCCATAGGAATGTAGAACCGGGAGCAGTGGTTTGTTCTGATAATGAAAAGTTAATTCCTCTATGGTCAAACCCCGCCGAAGCTTTAAGAACATTCTCAAAAACAACCGGTCCACCACCAGGTGCGACTTGACTCCTATAAAAATTACTTGTAAAAGAACCTGTTGTTATTATCCCCAATATCGGGTCTTGAACCGTTTTGGTATCTACGCCAATGGCATTAAAGTTAGACCCAGTAACATTCCCATTAAATGTTGTATTTCCGTATATTGAAAATCCCTGAGGAGGAGCAGAAGTTTGTGTAAATGTAGAACCTACATCTATTTTTACTGCTTTATATGTTGACCCTATACCTCCATATACTTCTAATAAATTGCCCCTGCTGCTAAGAGGTGTATTAGCTGTACCTCCACCTACTACAAATAAATGGTCAGGACTATTTAATGGAAAATTAAAATGGCCTATTGTGACTTGACCTGAAGCTGAAGCAATAGTACCTATACCCATTGCTACTGATGAATCTCCTCTTGCCCACGAACCCGACCCTGCTGCAAACGAAGCCATACCATCTGCATCGGTTTCTATACCCATACTGAATGCTGCCTGTCCACTTGCGGTTGTATTGATACCTGCGGCGTGTGAAGCAAGTCCTGAAGCAAGTGTACCAATGCCTTCTGCTATGGAAGCCGTTCCCAATGTTCTACTACCCGAACCAAAAACGGATGAGTTTGGAGCACCAACAGCGGTTATTGAAGGATTTACACCTGATAAGATTGATACTGCTTCCAATGTTGTTGATACACTCGCATAAGGTGATGCGAGAGATGGTATCTTAATAGCAAAATCCGTAAAGGGTTCTGCGCTACTACTTGCTATTTCACAATACCAATCTTCATCCGTATTTAAACTAAATGAACCAGTGGACATTCCACTTGCGGTGATGCTTAATATAACATCGTTTGTGTTTACTACCCAATTGGATAGTGTGTACATACCAATGTTTAGGTTTCCATCCTGTTGTAGAAAAACTAAACTATCTACAGATGATGTTCCTGCATTTACATTTTTTATAGTACATCCACCAGGAACAACAAGTTTTAAAGAAACTGCTCCAAGTTGAACGGATGAAGTATTACTTAATATGGAAAAAGCATAATTATCAACTGTTGTATTTAGTGAGCCGGATGTGGTTAATGTTAATGCCATATTTTATTTCTCGTTCTTTTTGTATAGGGGTGGTTTATAATGTAGATGGTGTATAAGAACCGTTGACATCCCCATAAGCAAGAGCTTTTAGGTTTTTATTAATAGGTGTGCCATTCCACACAACAGATTGTGTTTCATATACCCAGTTCCCCACATTAAATGAAGATATTCCACCGCTAAAACGACGGTTGGCTGTCAAAGCATCCAAAGAATTGATGGTGTTGGAGCCGTTTACATCAGCTGCTTTAAGTCGGAGCCCCGTCAAAGGAGTCGCACCGGTGAAGTGTCTCGTAATAGCCAATGCATCCGACCCATTCACACCACCCCATGGTTTGGTGGTGCGACCAACCAAATAGTATTCTCCAATCGGTAGTGGAACTGGGTTCATACCGGGGGTGACCAAAACATTCTGAACATCCATTGTATAATTACCAGCACTATTGGTTTGTACGCTTATAAGCGGAATAGTACTACCAGTTGGATAAAGGCGAACTTCACTAAAAGTCATTGGTGTTCCTGCAGTATTATCATATTTAAAACTGCCGCTAATTATGTATGTTGATGTAGATAGAACCTCTATAGTACCTGATACTGTACACCCATCTGTATTTGAAATTGTGTATGTGTATGTTTGTGCGTTTGCGTTAGCATCGATAGTACCACCAATTGTTATTGTATGTGGTGAGGTTGGGGCAACTGAATAAGTAATCCCTGCAGGTAACCCAGACACAGTTATTATCGGGTCATCGTTATTATAAACTATATTTGTGATAGGGGATGATTGTAATACTGATTGGTTATCATATCCTGATGATAGGAATAGTCTGGTATTGCATGGTGGTGGTGGTGCGGTCCCTTCTAAGCTAGATGAAAAATAATAAATTTGACCTGTAGCTTCATCATATGTTAAAACATGATTTCTATAGCTTTGAGATAAATACTGAAATTTTACATCAGCGAATAGAAATGAATTGTTATAATTAGGATTGGGTGTAACACTAAAACTACCCGTTATTTGAACTTGAGGAGCGATACCTGCCATAGCACCACCATAGGCTACTAATGTGTTACTTCGATTGCCAGGATCAGAACCATTACCAATTACAAAAGAGTAATTTTGGTTTAGTTGTTGATTATATGAACCAATAGCATGTTGGTGTGAGGACGAAACAATTAATCCTTCTCCCTGTGCAAACCCATTTAATAAATAAACTTCGTTTAATTGACCGTGTGCAAACCCATAACTTTGCCTAAATAGAGTATTATTATTTCTTGGTGGTGAGGTAGTAGATACACCTGGTCCACCATACTCATTTGGTCCTCCAAAATTACTTTCACCATATACATCTAAAGAGTATGATGGTGGTGCGCCTATACCAAGCCCAATACCCTCAAAATCACCAGGATTTTCATTTTCGTAAAATTTATTTCTTACATATATCCAATTTTTATATGCGTTAGAATCATACGGCCCATTTATAGTAAAAATAACATCACCATCAAAACTTGCAGAATGAACCTGTGCAGTTGTTATTTCATCTAAAGTAGTGTTACCTGTGGGAGCTGTGATTTTATCCGAAGAAATGTTTCCAGATATGTTTGTTGCTGCTATAGTTCCTTGTACTAATAATGAGCCTGTAATTTGAACAGATGAACCTGTTAAATCTACAAACATAATATTACTTCTATTTGCAGCACTCGTTCCATTACCAATTATAAATGAACCTGTCCCACCAAGAGGTATATTATATCTTCCAATTACATGTTGAAAACTTCCAGATGATATAGTTCCTTCTCCGGCTACATATGAACCAATCGCAAGAGGTGATGCGAATGAACCCGAACCTGCGGTATGCGACCACTTTGCCCAAGCTTTTGTAAAATAACCTTCCGCATGCGCCCCATCAGCACCTTTTACTTCACTTTCTATACCTTCTACATGAGAGTAGTTTGAGGACTGAATTAAGTTATTGTTTCCTTCAGCATGCGAACCAGTTGCACTTGTTATCGTATTAAAAGAACCCTCCGCGTGCGAACTATATGAACCACCATCAATTGTGGCATGGTCCCCCTCCGCATGAGAATATAATGAATCTTCTATGGTATTTCTACTCCCTTCAGTATGAGAGTAATGTGAATTTTTAATTTCAGGGGAATTCGTGTCTCCTTCACCTTCACCTTCTGCATGAGAATATTCTGAACCAGCAATTACATTTCTATAACCTTCAGCATGAGAACCATCTGAATCTTGTTTTATTAGGTTTGCAACACCTTCAGCATGCGAATATGGTGAGTTTGTTTCAATTTCATTATCATAACCTTCTGTGTGAGAAGCCACAGAATATGTTCGGGTTGATTGACCTTCTGTGTGTGCATATATTGCCGATGAATGGGCTACAGTAGCATAACCCTCTGCGTGAGAACTATCAGCATTGGCCTCACTATCATTTCCTTCCGCGTGAGAATATAATCCAGATGCTAATGTTGAAAACCCCTCTGCATGAGAATATTCTCCCAAAGCAGTTGTAACAGCCCCTTCTGCGTGCGAACCAACACCACCTGCGTTTGTAGAACCACCTTCCGCATGAGAGTTTGAGCCTGATGCGATTGTAAGATAACCTTCGGCGTGAGAGTAATCACCATATGCTCTCGTATCACGCCCTTCAGCGTGAGAGTAATCTCCCGCAGCCCACGAAAAATAACCTTCAGCATGAGCAGCTTGTCCAGAAGCTGTTGTATAATAACCTTCAGCGTGAGCGTAACTGCCTGATTTTGCCCATGGAAAAACATCAATTATACCCACATATGTTTTATAACCTTCCGCGTGCCCAGCTATACCCCTAACAATTGTATCGTGCCCTTCAGCATGTCCTGCTGAACCCTCAGCTTTAACAATAGAACCACTTCCCTCTGCGTGTGAATAAAAAGCACCATTTTCGGTTATTGTATAAAATCCATGTGCATGAGATTGAGAGCCGGATGGTGAAACTCCAACACCTTGTCCAAATCCACCATTGTTATAGTCGTAAAAAAATGTTTGTGGTGCACCAGTTCCACCAAATGTACTATTAGAATTATATTGTATATCGAAATTTATACCACCAGGAGTACCGCCACCACCAGCAACCAAAGATGATGTGGACATATAGGTGAGTTCTTTAGTACTTGCATTAAATACAACTACCTGTGTTTGAGTGGATGATTGTAACTCAGCGGAAAATCTTCCACCAACATGCAAAAGAGTTTGGGGGTTGTTAGTTCCAATACCTATAAAGGAATTATTATTTTGAAAAATATTTGATGATGATAAAAAGTTTGAACCACTATATAATGCAATATATGTCGGAGTCCCACTTCCAGACAATAAATTAGATGGTAGTGTTACTCCACCCCCGCCACCATAAGAGCCGGTGAGTTTTATTTGTCCTGTTGTATTATCTCTAACCAATACTGAATTTGATACATTCCCCGCAGATGATGCGGAAAAGTACAAACTACCACTTAAATGAACATTACTACCCGATACTAAAACATTTCGATTGCTTACTTCTATAAATGTATTAGTTGAACCCTCAACTTTTAGTAAAGATTCAGTATCACTATTTCCTTTAACTTGTAATCTATATGTTGGTTCAGTTACATTTAATCCTACATTACCACCAAAATAAGATCTTGTAGAACCTGATGTAAATATTGCCCAATTATTACTTCCCGAATTCAATAAATTTATGTGAACCCCATACAAATTTGATATAGCTCCCTCTGAACCAGAACTATTTAGTATGTTAATATTATATGCGTTGGTAATTACACTAGGTTGAACAGTAGAGTCAATTTTAGTTTGAATCGCTGATGCGGATACAATTGTTGTACCACTGGTATTTTCTACTCTACTAAAAAGACCAATATAAGGAGATTCGTTGGTATAAATATGTAATTTTGCTGATGGTAATGATACACCCGTACCGATACCTATTCTACTACCACTTTCATATATAGATGATGTAGTAATTGTATTAGGACCACTCCACCTAGTTATATAATTTGTTGTTCCACTACCACCAACAAAAGATGATGTTGAAAAATAAGTGAATCTGCCTGATGCGGTATCATACCCTATAATATTAGGTTGAGATACATTTGGTAGTGAACTTGCGGTTATAGTTGTTGTCCATAAAGAACCACTTACTTGAAGGGTGTTTGTAGGTGTTCCTGTTCCGATGCCTACATTACCACTACCTGATACATAAATTATATTATTAACCGCAGGTGAATCTATTTCAAATAGTCCACTATTACTTGCGCCTGATATGTGTAGTTTTGCCTGAGGTGTTGCTAATCCCATCCCCGTTCTACTGCCGGAAACAATTATGGCTTCTTGGTTGAATGTTCCCATTTTAATGGTATTGTCTGAAAAGACTTCCATAATGGGTATCCCCGAAATATCGTTTACGGAGAATAGTGAACCTGATAACGAATCGGTTATTGAGAACAATTGTCCTTGCGAACCCTGAACATCAAATATGTTAGAGCCTGAACCTTGTACTATGAGCCCTTTACGGACTTTGAATTCGTTTGCCATGTTTTATTTCCTTTTTTCATTGTCCAAAAGGGATGTGTGATGTATATAAATATGTTGAAATAGTTTTTTGTTTATATCCCAAAACGTCCTCTCATTGCATTGAAGTTTTGTTGGATTTGTGGTAATGTTAGAGCAGCATTGTACATTTTGTAACTTGCTATACTACCAGTAAAAAATTGAGTTGAATTATTGTTATCTCTTCCTAAATTCCAAGTATTTGTGGGCCATATTGTATCCCCTAACCAAGTCAAACTTCGAGATGCTTTTAATTCACCATTTAAGTAAATGTATGAATTTGTTGGGGTAGCTTGAAATACTATATTATTCCAAGAACCATCATCTCTAATATTAGTATTATGGGTATATGTTAAATTTTGAGATGATGATCCTGAACTTATTGAGAGTACTACACGATTAGTTAAGTCAAAGTATGCTCTAATACCATAAGTAAAACCAAATAAACCAGGTGTTGTTCCTGTTGTTGGTACAGTACCTTTACTTTGGGTCCATAAATCTATTGTAAAACTAGTTAATGGAAAAAATGTGTTTCCTGTTCCAAATGAAATAGTATCGTTTATACCATCAAAGTTAAATACCCCACCATTTTGTGAACCGTATGTTGCTCCTGATGTAGTTCCATTTTTGCTATTTCCACTTAAATCTCTCCAAGTAGTACCTGAGCCGGGGTATGATGTAGGATTAGCAGCATCTACTGATATTACTAATCCTGTTTCTATTGTGTTAGGTCCACCAAAAGTTGCCATATCTTATAATCCAAATCGGGTTTTAGTTGCATTATAGTTTTGTTGGATTTCACTTGCGGATAATAACCTATTATATTGTCTTGTAATTGAAACATCGCAATTTAGATAATAAAATTCACCACTAAAATCTCTATTTTGCCTTCCAATAGACCAAGTAGTTATCTGCCCAGAACCTATATCATTGGTTTGAAATTCGGATGTATCTAAAGCACCGTTTACATAGTAAGTACAATAATAACTGTTTCTTAATACTGTTGTAATTTGATACCATCCTCCCAATGATAATGTTGTAGATGATTGGACGGCTGAACTATCATCCCAATACCAAGAAAACTTTCCATTAGATAAAACCATAAGAGCACCAGTGGTGTTTTTTTGTCCTGCTAATAATCCACCTTGAGTTACAGGGTAAGAGTTTATTCGTGTCCATATTTCCAATGTTCTATCGGCTGTGGGTAATAAATACAACCCAGTATTTGTTATGGTGGCGTATTGGTCAGTTCCATTAAATCCTAAATAATTACTATCAGCGGTTGGTGTATTAATTAAAGACCAATTATAAGAATTCCCACTTAAATCCTGCCAAGTAGTACTGCCACTTATATAGGATGTAGGATTAGCAGCATCCAATGCTAAAACTAACCCGTCAGTAACTACATTTGGTCCTCTATAAAATCCCATAATATTATATCATTCTTGATAATGCTTTTACAGACCAGTCGTTGGTGGATGAAGATGCATATAATATAATATTTGAACCACTTAATGCAACTGAAAGGTTTATTTCTGCGGTATTTCCTATATCGTTTGTTGATACATCGTTCCATTCCACCGAAGTTCCGTTCCAAACCGAAAATACAGTGCCCGCTCTTGCATTAGTTGATTTATTCAATACATAATCAAAGAATGCTGCCCGGTATGAACCCGTAGATACACTCATCACAGTTCTGATCGAACCACTATCTATATCGGTATTTTGTCCATAAGTGTATAGTGAGCCTGTTGATATTTGAAAATTACCTTCAACATGCAATGATGCGGATGGGGTAGTTGTGCCTATGCCTACATTACCGTTATCTAAAACTACTAAACTTGCACTTGCATTGCTGTTTTCAACTCTAAGTGCTGTCGTTGCGGATGTTGCTCCGCTGCCTCTGACCTGTAAACGCGATGTTGGGGAAGTTGTCCCAATACCTATGTTTCCACTACTTTCATATATTGATGATGTGGTGATTGTTGTACCACCACTCCAACGAGTTATGTAATTTGCTGTTCCACTTCCACCAATAAGTGAACCACCACTTACTAACGAAGAGGTTGAAAAATAAGTGAATGTTCCTGATGTGGTGTTATAACCTATTACATTAGGTTGAGATACATTTGGTAGTGAACTTGCGGTTATGTTTAGGACATGAACTGCACTACCAGATTGTAATATCTTTTTCCATGAAGGCATACACTCACTCTTTTTTTAACTATACAATATGGTTGGATACACATACTAAGTGAGTAGTATATGGGCCCACTTCCTTGTTCAGGCCAATATTGTACTTTTTGGTTTATACTCTAATATAGTATAAATATATAAAAAAAATTAATTAGTGTTTATTTCCAAATTAAACATATATCCAAATTTCACCATCGGTAGTGTTTATATGCATATTACCATATCCAAAAGAAGAACTACCAAAAGTTGGTGCGTTTGAATCGGTTGGAGATACTCCTGATGATGAAACCGTTACCATAAAATCAGTTGGGGTTACATTCATTGAAGCCGTTCCTACACCCAATGCTACACCCCATCTGTTTGCTAAACCATTCGCTCCACCACTACCACTATTGAATACGAAAGCAGAGCCACTACCAGCAGCACCTTCAATAATTATACCACCTTCGGATGCGGGTGCTTGAGAACCTGAACTTCTTCCTAAAACGATAAACTTATCTTCTATTGATAAGGTAGATGTGTTGATTATTGTTGTTTCTCCATTTACTGTTAGGTCACCACCAACGACAACATTTCCTGTTGTGGTTATAGCAGCAGCCCCAACTGTTCCCGTAAATGTTGGTGAAGATGAGAATACCAAATTACCTGTTCCAGTTTCATCCGTTACTGCGGCTGCTAAGTTGGCTGATGATGGTATGTTTAAGAATGTTGCTACACCCGTACCTAATGTTTGAGTTGCCACCCTATTTGAAGATGTGATAACCAGCATGGTGCTTGAAAGTGCAGTTGCGGGTAATTGGTTAGCTAACGTAATGGTTTGTGCGTTTACAGTTACACTATCACCAATTGCATCCCCTAATGTAGTATTACCTGCTATTGCAACAGTTCCATTGGTAGCACCCATATTAATACTAGCTGCTCCACCAAAGTTAATTGTAGTTGTAGTTCCGTTTAATAAGTTAACGGTAGTGTTAGTTGATGTTATATCACCACCATTTGCTGCTAAAGTACCGCCAACAGTAGCATTCCCACTCGTTGTAAGTGCTTGACCAAATAACCCAGCAGAAGAACTTATATTAGATGATGCGGTTATATTTACTGCGGTTATACCACCACCTACTTGAAGAGTGTTTGTTGGGGTAGCCGTATTTATACCGACTAAAGTAGCACCATTACTTGCGGATATTTTTAAATCGGGTCTATTAGAACCACTATAACTAAATAAAATACCTCCACTTAAAACATGAGACCCTGTTGTAAAAGCTTCAAACCTTAAAGCCTGGTTATAAGCGCCTATTTGGGCCCAACTTGCGGATAATGGTGTTGTTGTTGCACCTGTGGTATAAGAACCGAATCCAATTTTAGGTCCTTCGGTATCGGAAAATACATAAGTCCCGTATGAGTTTACATCGGTACTTACTCTACTTCCAACAACTATACCTTCATTCCCACCCGAACCAGAAACATTTAATCTTCCCGCAAATATTGGTGATGATCCTGTATCTGTATATCCAACTATAAATCTAGGATTAGCTTCGGTGGTCATAACAATTGAAGAGGTTGTTATTGTATTATTATCAGACCACATGGTTAAACGTTGGCCTACACCAACACCATCTATTGTTGTTGGTAGTGCAATAGATGATGTATTGAATTTAGTGATGTTACCACTAGAATCAATACCAAGAACTTGTACTTGTGCAAGTGTTGGTAATGCACTCGCGGTTAGATTTGTTGTTGAAATACCAGTCCCGCCTACTTGAAGAGTATTTGTTGGGGTTGTTGTACCTATACCTACATTACCTGTAGATGTTATTCTCATTCGTTCAGTAACTAACGAACCACTTTGATTTGTTCCAAATGCAAGGAAAGCATCGGGAGTAGCATCTTCAGAAACGGCTTCTATAAAAGCTTTGGTTGTACCAGAGCCAGTAGTATCCGTATCATTGGAACTAAATATAATTCTTCCAATAGGTTGATCGGTAGTCGAGGTGGTGTCTGCGTCTAATAGCTGTATAAAATTAAGAGAATCACTACCCCCAACCGAATTGTAGGTTTTTTGATTACCACCTGCACCACCGTTACTTGATCTTACAATTATAGATGCAGTAGTACCTACATTAGATGCATTAATATATAAACTGGGATTTGTTATTGTATTTGATGAATTAAGTTGGAGTAGCCCTAATGTTGGAGTTGTTGTACCTATGCCTATAGCACCACTACTACTAATAGTCATTGCTACCGAGCCACTTGTTTCAAATTGTAAATTTTGGTTATCGTTAGTACCTAAAACAGCAGCAGCACCAAATGAGTTGCCACCTTGTACAAATGCATTTGGGTTTACTATGGAAGATGTATTAAAATATGATAACACACCCGTTGTTGGGTCATAACCAACAATTTGCCCTGTGGGTACAGCAGTATTATTTGTTAGATTACTAGCAGTTATACCTTGTAAATGGGCCTGCGAACCAGATACTATTACTTTTTTCCATGTTGCCATATTACTCTCCTAATGTAATTAAATTATTATTTTTTTTGGTTTTGGTTTTCTTTCAGTTGTAAAAATTGGTTTTGAAGTTTAATGATTGTATTATAAACTAATTCAACATCACCAACAGTAAAAGTTAAATCTTTTAATGATGTCAATAAAAAAGTTATTTCATCAAAATTTAAATCATTTTTATCTCCACTTTTTATATATTCAACAGTCTCAGGTTGATTAGAATCTGGTTGTTGTTTTACTCTTAGTTTGTCAAGTATGGACATTTTGAAACCTCATATTATAGTTTAACTTATTTATAAATAGTATTTATTTTTTTTATGTGTTACATTCCCAAGTAAAAATTTCCATCCGATGAATAATACATCCCACCAGTTATAGGGGTTGGTGGTGTATCAAATTTACCCAATACCATAACACCCTCTGAATTGATTTGTGCTGCAACGAAACTTCCCGATTTAATGATAAAGAAATCAGGCATTTCCGATGATATCTTTGTTTGGATTTGATTTGATTGATTATATATTACTACACTTGATGTGTTTATTCTTACATTTCCCAATTGGATGTATTCATCTCCCCCAAAAACTTCTGCAACTACACCAGTACTATCTACAAAACTCAAACTCCGACTCACATAAACATCACTCCAAGCAGCGGTGGCGCTACCAACGGAGTGTATAGATGTATTTCCCGAAACAACATGTGGAATTAAAGAACCTGAAAAGTTTACTGAGCCTGAAAATGAACTTCTACCAATTATTAGGAGATTTCCTAAAAGGTTTACCGAACCAGTTGTGGTTGTATTGGTAGTAACAGCCGCTTCAATTGATTGACCCGAACTACCTGATTTTTTTAGGAATATTTTACCATCAGCAGTATTTACAGCTAACTCACCCAATTCTAATGAGGATGTGGTTGGTACATTTCCACTTCCAAGGTTTCTTCTAAGTAAAATTGACATTAGTAAAATCCCCCATCAACATTTAACGCAAAGGATGCGGTTATAGAATACGAACTACTTATAGGTGTTCCATTTTCCCATACACCTGCATTATATACCAACGCCTGCCCATTTGTGGGGGATGTAATAGTTACATTTGTTAAATCATCCAAAGTAGTTACAGCGCTTCCACCACCACCAGCTGCACCAACATTATTATAGCCAGCAAGAAAAGCATCTTTTTCTTCAATAAAATATGGCGATTCATCATTTAGTGAATTTACAAATTCTACTTTTATATCATTTAAATCATTTTCCTTTTCTGCTTGATACACAAAGGTATGTGTAGACTGTGTAAAATTTGTTGCAATGTTTGAGTAAATATCTGTTATAGATGAACTAATTCTAGAACTTAAAATTTTTGTACCAACAAATTTATATTGGTTAGTTGTCTCAAATGATTTTGGTCTAATATAAACATTTATTTTATCAACATTACCAATTATTGGATTAACATCTTTTAAGGTGATGTGTAAAAGTGATTGTAAAAATTGTGTTTGCGAACCTGTTGTAGGAACTTCTATTGTAAAACTACCTGTTGAAAATGATGTAAATGTTTTTAATATAGATTCAAGTTTCGTTGTTACCGATGCGGTTAGTGGATTTGAAACACGCGCTGTTTTACCATCTATCAAAGATTGTACAGAAGCGGTATAATTTATAGGTTTTAATAATCCAGCCGAAGCTTCTGCGGATGTTATCGTTGGTGATAAAGTTATATTCTGTAAATTAAAATATACTTTATTTCCAGCCAAATTAGAACCAAAGTTATATGATGATGTTGTTGGTAATCTTAAAAATACATTTTCACCACTAAAATCTGAAGAATATACGATGGTTTCATTTATAGATTCACTAACCAATAATAGCTGACCGTTTTCGTCTGCGAAATTTAAATAAGATGAAATAGATTCTGATATTGATATTGTAGGTAATTCATTATTGGAGAATAGAATAGGAGATTCCGACCTATAATTTCTAGTTATTGGTATTTTTCTTCTCCACCGTATGTTTATAGTATTTTTAAACTCATCAGGTATTTCTTCACCATTTTCAGTTCTATCCGCAATACCACATATTATTACCTCACCAACCCCATTTGGGGTATTGTACATATCATTTCTTTGACCATACACCCACACCGAAATATAGCGTGATAAATCGCCCGGCTCATAATCAGGTATTTCATAATAAACCGATTGACCGTTTACATCTAAAATTTCAATAAATAGTTCAGAACCTGGCTGTAGTGTTACTCTGCTTGGTTTTACCCTAACGCCATTTTTTCCTCTACCAAAAAATTTAGGAAATTCGGTTATACCAAAATATGCTTCAGAAGTTAATGAAGTATCTTCAATATAAACTGGTACTGATTCTAAATTTTGTTTAAACCGTCTTTTAAGTTCTAATGACATTCATTTCTCCCATAACTATAAGTATTTTATTGAAGAAAAAGAGTTTATTTTATTTATATCAATTATCTGGTCTACCATATCCCTCGTTTTATCTATGTGGGATATCGTAATAATAAAATCAAATTGAGTTTTTAAATAATCAAATAGCAAATACAAAGAATTAAAATTATCAGTATCCAGTGAACCAAACCCCTCATCAATAGCGATAAAGTTTGGACGGGGTAGGTTGGATATACTAATTAATGCGGTTCTGATTGCGATTGAACTCACAAACTTTTCCATACCACTTGTCAACTCTAATGGCCAATACTTATCATCTCCATAGCAAATATATGAGTTGATGTTTTTACCATCGGTATCTAATATGATTTGGAAATCCACTATAGGTTGAAGAATATTGTTAATTTCAATCTCCAACGTTGGTAATATTTCTGCTATCAATCCATATGGAATACCATCCCGCTTAACTGCTGATAAGTAGTGTTCGTATCCATTATACTTTAATTCCATTTGATTTAATTTTTTTACAGATTCATTTACAGACTCAATTGTATTTTTTTGAACACGTAACTCACCCAACAAATCTATTAAATCGGTTGTAACCTTATTTAATTCGGATTGAGTTTCCAATCTTTTTTGTTTTAGTGAATTAATTTCTTCATTAAGTTTGATGTTGAATTCAACCGATTTTTCTTGCTTTTTGGCTTTTTCAATGTTCGCAGATATTTTTTCGTATTGAGATTCGTATTGGTTATAATCGGATTTAGAATCATTTAATTCAGATAAAAGATTGTAGTATTTGCGGTTTACCTCTTGCTCTTTTTCTTTGACCTGATTTACCTTATCCAACTCCGTTTTTACATCACACCCCTTTTGTGTTTGAACTTTTTCTGATAGTTCGGTTTCTAATACGGATATCTTTTTAGTTAGTGTTACTATTTTAGTTTCCAATTCCAAACTTTGCTTTGCAAATGGAGTGTTTTTATTTTTAACACAATGTTCACAATTATCATCGTATGTAAAAGAACCAATACCATCCAAATGCTTTTTGGTATGTGATAGTTCAATCTGATACTTTGATATGGTTTGTTTTATTAATGCGATATCCCGCTCTAAAACACGCCATTCATTATCTTTTGCTTTTAATTCATCTAAATCATACTCTTTATAGAACTCGCCAATTCTTTCAAGCTTTTCCTCTAATGGTTTTACTTGGGATTGTAACTCCCTTATATTGGATGATATTGTTCCTATAGAATTCCTACAATCTTTTAATTCGGCATTTAATAACTCTAAGTTCAGATTACCATCCACCACAATTAACTTTGCAGACTTATCCTCAATTTGGTTGTGTATATTGTTAAGATTAGTTTCAAAATTTATTTTTTTGTTTTCCAAATCAGAAATAGAACCTGTTATAGATTGAGATACTAATTCGGCCTTAGCCAACTTTGTTGGAAAATCTTGCCCCTTATAATCTTTCAGTAAGGTTGATAACTCCTTTATTTCTTCACTTGCTACTGAATACAATTGCTCAAACACATCCATATCCAAAAATTGAGCAAGTAACTCTTTTCGTTCTTTTTGTGATTTATCAATAAAACCACTATTGTTAAATTGAGTTGAGAGAGCAGTCAATATGAAATCATCATATGTTCCTACATACTGCCTAATAACTGAATTTGTATCTCTTCTTTCATCACCATTCAAACTTTCAATATCACCCATATCATTGAATGTGTAAAATTGAGTATCAACTTTTACAGTTCCCTTTTTGGTGGATTTATTTGCGGTTCTCTCAATTACATAATCCCTGCCATTTAGTTCAAAGATAAACTTACAATAAAAATTGTTTTTAGAATAATTCATCACATCAACTGCTTTTGATGTTCGGGAGCACTTATCAAAAATACAAAAGGATAAAGCATCCCACAAAGAAGATTTACCACTTGCGTTGGGAGCAAATACACCATACGCCCCTTTCATATTTTGAAAGTTTATATAGTTATCTTCCCCATAAGAAAACATATTTGAGAATTGAAATTCTTTTGGAATCCAAACCGAACTCCGAATTGCATGAGGATTTACAATCTTTGAGTTTATATCAGCGTTTATACCTTTGACAACTTCTAAAGCTTCTGAATCAATACCAAACTTTTGGGTCAAATAATCTTCCAATAGTTTATTTTGAAATCCAACATCCCTTACATTATGTAGAGTTATATGTTCTCGTTTTCCAACTTCGTTTGTAGATAAAACTTTCTGAATACTTAACTCTTCTATTTCATATTTCTTTTTTAAAGAAGATACAATTTTATTCAACTGTGATGTGGTTGTATCTTTAACCCTTAATCTTAATCTTGGCTTTGGGCAAATGTAATTATTTGATACGATTTTACCATCTTCAATATCAATAGTTCCATACCCATACGCATTCTCAATATGAACGAATGTGGAGGACTTTGTTGGTACATCCCATACCAATATCCCATGCTCAGGATAAATTGATTCTGAGTGGTTCTGTGTAATCAGGGAGCCTGGGTACTTTATAGTATCCACACCTGATACTGAATTATTGGGAACATGGATATCTCCCAAAAGAACAATATCATATCCTTTAAAAGAATCCACCGTAACTTTTTTGTTATCAATCTTAAATCCATGCTCAGTTTGTATTCCATCAACGGGTCCGTGATAAAGAGCGATTTTAAAATCCCCATCAACGCCCGAACTATTTGTAAATCCATCCGATGAATCGAATACTGATTTGTGTGCGAATACGATGCCACCAAACTCAAAGGTTGTAGTGTTTTTGTAGTAATATAAGTTTGGGTGATTTAAAGCATCAACAATTGGTGATAACGCATCTAACCGAGAAGGGTTATTTAGATTTGCATCGTGGTTGCCAGGAATTAAAATGGTGGGCATGATATCCGATAAATTTCTCAAAAAGTTTTGAGTCATATGTACCACCTCCGGCGTCATATCGGTTTTAGCGTGAACTATATCCCCAGCTAATACAATAGCAGAGTCTTCAGTTACAACTGATTTTAAGTAATCATATAAACGATTAAAAACTAAAGAATACTCTTTATGTCTTTTTAAGTTTCGTATATGAACATCAGCAATATGATAAATCTTATTTAACTTTTTCATTTTCTCCTAAACATTTTATACTCCACTAAACTTAACAAATTCAATTCAGGTGTATTGTATATTTTTGTGTTTATCTTATCGTAACCTAATTCAGATGCGTCCTCCGAACCCAACTGAACTAAGTGAACTTTAATCCCCCAACCCATTAGTTTTTCGCATAGTTGGATAGAGTTATTAATAGCATCGGAATCTAAGCAAACATAGATACGGGACACTTTTTTATCTAAAATTTTCTTTTCTAATTTAGGTGGAATGGTTTTACCAAAAATAGGAATTGCGTTTCTACGAATTGCGATTGCATCAAAAACACCCTCACAAATAACAATTGGTTCATTCCAATTCACATACAAATCAAACCCAATAATATCTTTGGATACTTTTGGATTTTTATGCTTTTGTGGTGTATCATAAAAAGCCCTACTAACAAAGTAATTTAACATACCATCTGAATCGTATGAGGGAATAATAATTTTATTACTATATTCACCCTCAACACAATACCCCATTCCATACTTAACAATATCACCAGGTCGGATTCCCCTACCTAAAATGTAATTTAAGGCGTGCGAATAAATAACGGACTTGGATGATTCCCAAAGAGGAGTAAACTCTTTTGGTAGTTGAACAAATGTTTGTTGTTGTGTTAATTGTTCAGTCGGTTGTGTGTATTTTCCAATGTTTCTGAAAATAGAATTGTATTCATCCCATATTTGCGAAGATACATTTAGTTTTTTAAAGAGAGAACGAATCGTTTTTCCCTTTTCATCCGATATCCAACAATGCCAAGGGTTATCACCAGCAGCCGTTGTTTTTATGTTTATTTCAAGCTTTGGTTTGTAATGTTCGGCAAATGGTGAATAAAAAGCATAGTTATCCCCAGTGGTTTTTTTACTTTTACCCAAAACCCGTTCTAATAACTCAATCAATCTTTCTTCTACCATTTCTTAAATCGTAAGTATAAATATACTTTGGTAAGTTAGTAATTATTTTTACATTCTCATCACCCGCTTTGTATCTCCTATTTATTTCAACCCCATAAGGTCTATCCAACATAGAAAGGGTTCTAATGTGAAATGATTTACCATCCACCTCCAATGATTTTGATGGAGATGTTTCACCTAAATAATTAAAATTAGAAGCACGATAGATAACCCCCTTATGCCCCTGATTTTGGTCTGCGTAACTTATTATATATTCCCAATCGGTATTTTTTTGTAACCACTTGATTGTTTTAGATATAAAATAGGATTCAGCGTTTTTTGGTGTATCATCTACCAAACACAACCTCCGTAACTCCAAAACCTTATCGGGACGGGATGGGTGATATGTCTGCCCAGCAGATGGACCTGCGGGGCGTGTGTAAATACAAACCCCAATTATTTGGGGCATACCAAAATTTCCTTCCCTAAGTAGAATAAATGCGTGTTTTGTTTGTATATTTACATAATCAGAGTAGTGCCACTTTTTCAAAAAGGCACGAATGTTCTCATTAAATGTAGTATGTTCTACTGTGTATGTTTTTACTAAACCCATTCTACACAATATACAACATAAAAGTTAATTATCCAAATAAAAATGTTTTGGGTTCTTCATTTACCCATTCTATTGGAACTTGCTTCGTAGCCCACTTAAAACCATTTTTATCTGCCCACATACCATATGTAGTTTTTGACCTTTTATTTAATTTTGCGTTTGGGTTCTGAAATACAATTCGTATATCCAAATCAGGCTTTTGGGCTTTTATTAGTAGATGTTTTTTTCTATCCTCTAAAGTAAACCTACCTTTTGTTTCTATGAAAATACCATTCGGTAATCTGAAATCAGGTTTGTATGTATGATTTGTTGCGGGTTTAGTGTATTGTATTTGGTGTTTTTCGTATTCACCATCAATACCTATTTGTTTTAATTCTTCCGAAACTTTATCCTCTAAACCCGAGCGATGCCCTTTGGTTCTTTGGATGTGACCCCAATTTTTTGGCATAATTAATCTATATCAAATTTTACATTTATAAATAAATCCGTAATTGTACTTTTCTTTAACGGAACTCCCAACTTTGCAACAGCCATCATTTCTTCATCATCATTATATAACCCAATGGTTGTTATGTAAGGTGAAAATGTAGAAGAGGTTGTAAATCCAGCTCTCGTTCCATATGAGCCGCTGATAATTGATGTTGGGTGGATAGATACATTAAATTCATCTTTTCCAATATGACAAAGTAAGCTAACTTCTTCTATTGCTTTAGTTGCTTTATAGTTTACAGTAAACCCTTTATTGGATGTATAATCCCAATTACCATTACCCAAAAAGGTGTGTTGATTATTAGAACCAGTATTTGTCATAACAATCAACCCCTGTTTATAAAAAACATAACCATATGTCGCAGATGATGAAACTATAGTTCCCCATTCATCTTCTACTTTTACATCCGTATAGTATCTATAATTTGTAGTTGAGCCTGAATAGTTTGTTATGTTTACGGATGATGGTTTTATTTCAAACCCGTATCTATAAACAGGAATAGATAAAACTGATGCAGTATCATATAATTTTATCCTAACATCATCTGCAAAGTACAATTGATTAAGGCTTTTCCATAAACTTTTTTGATAAACACCACTTAACCCATCGTATGTAGAACTTTGTGTTAAATCGGTGGATGTAAATTCAAACGCGCCACTAACAGCAGGTTTTATCGCTCTTAATGTGGATACTCCAAATGATGTATAATGGTTTGAATCCGTTACCTCATAGCTTTTATGGGTAATAAACTTACGTTCTTGTGAAAATAATTGGTCTATTCTTTTAAACCCAATACTAATAGTTTCGGAATCACCACCCCTTAATACAATTTTTTTTTCTGCCATTAATCATTACGATTTAAAAATCTAATTTTACTTTTAAAAGAATCTCATTAGCAAACGATTTCAAAATAGGTTGCGATAGTTTTGCAACTGCTAATAATTCATTTGGGTCATTATATAATCCAATTGTAGTAATATATGATTTTGGGTCACTAACAAATGTTGGTTGAGATAATGTGTAAACACCATTTGCCGAAGATGTTACATAAGATGGGTTGTTACTAAAGTTAAACTTACTGTTTCTAACTCTTAAAAAGTAATAAGTAGATTTAACTTCTTCTTCATTTCTGGCTTTAAATGCGTTATTGGTTGAATCAACTGCCGCTGACCTACTAATAGCAGAAAATAACTTAAATGAGTTGTTCCCATTTGCATTTGATGCAGTTGCGGTAGTCATTGATGCGGATACATCTAATGCGGTACCTGATAATACAATTACACCTCGTTGTGGGTAAACACGCCCATAAGTTAAAGTAGTAGAAGGAACACTTACACCAGATGATAATGAACCTGAAACAACATTATAGTATTCTTGTTCAGCGGAATTTAATTGTGCTGTATCATCGGAATCATCTATTAATTTTATTTGCTTACCAGAACCACTCAATGTCAATTCCCAGTTTCCTCTATCTAATTTATCCTTTAATCTACTTCTTTTGAAATTGATAACATAAATTGAGTTTTCTTCACCCACACCTGTGAAATTGAATTTTGTGGTTGATGATGGTAAAAGTGTTTGTTGATATTGTGCATAAATTGCACGAGATGGTGAATCGGCAAATCCAATACCCGCAGCAGTAGAACCAATAGAACCACTACCCAAAGCATGTCCATAGGCTACTGAAAACTGAACTTCTCTTGTTGAATCACTACCAACTTTATCGTAAACATCATAATAATATTGACCCGATGAAGCGCTTTGTGCGGATGATGTAAAGAATGTAGCCAATGATGCGGCATTACCGCTAAATAAACCACGTGTTATTCTTTGTGAACTAGATGCGGTATCATCGGTTGTTATTCGTTCAAATGTAAAAAGCGAACTTATTGGGACCACCCCACTTCCCAATTGTATTGTTTTAGTTGCCATCTATTTTATTCCTATTTTTTTATGTATTAAAAACCTCTTACTGTTGTAGCTTGTGTTGTTGTAGTGGTTACATTAGGTGTAACTGTTACATTGATATCTACTCTACCGCCAGTTGTATTACCAACCACAATTATTTTTGTAGATTGGGTTATTTCGGGAACTAACCCGGTTGTAGCCTCAAATTCAAAAGTGTTAGCATTGATTACATTGATTGTTCCCAATCTATCATCCAAAAGAGTTACAGTATATTGTTGTGTAGTATCACTAATTTTAAATATAACAGAACCAGCGCCCGTAGGTAACACACTTCGTTGCGGAACACTAATACTTGCAGGAGTAACAGAGAAAATTGGAACTGATGTTGTGTTTTTAGGTAAGGTTAATAATTTATACCTTAAAGCAAAATTTTCATCGGTAATAGCCTCTAAAACAGGCATATTTTCAATTATTTCACCATAATAATCTGAACCTAATGAGTGTGCTGTGTTCCAAAGTGTGTAATCCACCTCATCATCACCCAAAGCAAATTGAGTAATTTCAAAGTTACCACGACCTGATGCTAAATACTCTCTGCCTTTTTTGGTTAAAATAGCATCAACTGTAACAGATGTATTATCTAAATATCCCATATAATTTCCTAATTTTGTTTCTTATAAATATAGATTTTTAAAATTAAATTTTAAACCCGTAATCGTCCCGACGAAGCTGCCCCACTTCCAATTCGAGGAGATGTTGTTGGTGTTGATACTATTGTATCTTGAACGGATACATTTTGAGGTGCGACTCTTAATACAAATGGGTCTGCTACAAATGTTTCAACGCTTGGTAAACCATCAATTGATGTAACACCACTATTACAACCATTAAATCTCAAATTTGCTAAACTTAATGGTAATTCATCGGTTTGTGTTGCTACAGGTGTTAATGATGATGAATAGAATTTACCCAATGAAGCAGAGAGAGATGATGAATAAAAATAATTAACTATGCTGGCATATGGTGAGAGTCTTTGACCCATAATAGAACTCGTTGGATTGTATTGCCATTGCGGGTTACTAACATTTGTGTATAACCCCGTACTCCCACTTAAAATTGGGTAGGTATATTTGTAAATTGAACTCTCATGATAATCTTTTGTATCCACTGTAGCCAAGTAATCATTTTTTGTGGCCGTTACACTTTCGGGTAACATAGATATTGTAGTTAAATAATCCACTCTACTATAAGACCATTTATCACCCCGCTTGTATTTGTTTCTTTCCAAAATATGCGGTTCTAACAATACACCACCAACATACTCACTTCTCGCAGGTATTAATTGTTTTACTTGTTGGAATATGCTATGGTCATACAATGATAACATATCCAATAAAAGTCCAATCGCAGTTCCACGCTTTTGAGCAGAACCAGAGGGGGCTGTTAAATTAACATACTTTTGAAAATATACATTTGCCCTATATCTTAATTTAGAATAATCTTCATTGAATCTATCGTCCGGGTCGCCAATTAAATCATCAACTTCAAAGTATCCTTCTGAATTGTATATATCATTATTTACAACATCCGTTGGTGAGAAATACAATCCAACTAAATTTGAATCGGTTTGGGTATAATCATATTGAGATACTTCAGCGGTTTTTTCAACATCCAATGAACCACTTAAAACTGAAGATTCTATTCTTACTTTATTGTTATTTAGGTTTAACGCGCCCACCGATGGAACTCTTATAAATTGAGTATCCACTTCACCAACCAAATCGGCCGATGTGTGGTTTGGTAATGATGCGGTTAATGGTGCTCCACCCAATGTGGTTTTGAAAAATTGGTTTGGGTGAGATGATGAAATAGCTGTTGATATGGTATTAAACCCACTATCAGGAAATATTCTATAAACCAAATCGGTATATGATGATATACTATTTAAATCAGTTGTGTTATCATCCGAAAAATACGCTTCAGTATTCAATGCGTGCTCTTTGAATATTTCTTCAGAAAGGGATGATGAATAATATCTAATCTCTTGAATTGATGCAGTTGATGAATAGTTACCAACACCATCACCAACAATGAATTGAGTTGAACTACCAAGTATACTATTTGGTGCGGAACTTTGAGCGGATAATGAAGATAGGATATTTCCAAAATCATCTTTGAATGCCGCTCTAATTGTGGTTGAACTACCAGATATAATACCAAACGCACCATCTCTTGCTACTAAGTAGCTCATATAAGATGAACTCATAACTGTTGTAGAACCTGTCTTTGCCAATATCCTAGCTTGTCCGCCTGAATAATTCCATTCAAAGTTTAAATCAGTTCCACCCCCCGTTAATCTACCAATAGTAAAATCACCCAATGGCATTTTACCAATTACCTCAATGGTGTTTGGCCTACTACCATTAATAGTTCCAAAAGGGTTTCTTATTGGTTTAGAATCCGTTGTTTCTACTTTATAGATAAATCTTTCATCTTCGTATTTGTTTGGTGAATCAACGATTGTAGGCCCGCCGTATTCTCTTATTTTTAAAAATGTTTCAGGTATACCATAACAAGCCAAAAGGGCTTTGATTGAACGAGGCGTACCTTTTGATTTATAGATATATGGTAAGTTGTTCAATACCCTACGCCAAACTTCGGCTCGTATTTTTTCTTTTGATTTAGTTTCTAATCCACCAGTTGTTACTGACCTGTTTCCCAATGAATCAGTTCCTAAAACATACTCCCAAAGGTTTGATTCACCCCAACCATTGGATAAATTCCACCCCATTGATTTTGCTACATCGTACAACAAATCATCCGACATACCATCTTCAGGATGCTCTTCTCTTTTATTTACATCTGTCAGCCCTTTTGTATAAGTCCACAAAATATCAAAATGATGTCCTATCATATTAATGAATAATATGTAATCTTCATTAAGCGGGTCTTCTCTTAAAGCAAATGGGATTAGGTTAATTAAAGCTGATTGGTTTTGTGCATCATAAAGTGATGCCGAACTATAGACACCTTCATACCAACTTTCGGCTTGAGAGCTTGTTGTTGCATAAAATACTGTTGGATATGATGATATTTTTGGATATGGTACAATTGGATTATCAGTTGTTGAGTAATGGGTATATAAAGAACCTGTTACTTTGTTATACATCCATTGTTCAAAACCATCAAACCCACCAATTAAGGTGTCTCTTCGTGTGATTGATTGTGATATGTTTGTAAGAGCGTGCGAACCTGAAACCTGTTGTAGGGTTGCTATTCTACTATTATACCCCTCAATTGTTTGTAATTTACTAAAGAAATTATCAACTCTTTCAGTTGCGGATGAATAGTGAACAAAGTTACTAAAATCAGAATAATCAATGTTTAATTTTATATTTCCAAACGAACCGCTAAAATATTTATCTATAATTTGCTGAGAGGTAGATAGGTTTGCATCTAACAAATCGTTCCATGCTTTAAAATCAGTACCATCTGATTTACCATACTTATCCAACTCAATATTAAAATTCGGCTCTAAAAGTTGTTTTGATGTAATCTCATCTAACTGATTATACGATACTATTTTTTCTATATACGATTTTTGCAATCTACCATCAATTGATAAACTTTGCCCAACAGTCACACCACCATCTAAAGGTGATACTAATTTTATGTATAAATCAGTAATATCTACTAATGAACCATTAAGTTGATTTTGTAATCTAACATTTGTAAAGTTTACACCACTTATGGGTGTGGTTGATGTAGTATCAGTTTGCGCTGGTATATATACACCCGTTCTAGTGTTGGGTGGTTGTGTACCACCATTCCATAAATAAAATGGTGCTTCTAAAAGATATGATGGAAATGCTGATGTATAACCAATTGTAAAATCGGTTTCAGTATATTTTTCTTGAACCCATTGTGGTTGGTTATTTTCATTCAGTTCTAATTTAAAGAAAGCCAGTCTTCCTGTAGTAGTGGTTTGGTTACTTGTAAAAAATTCTCTGAATAAAACACCTCTATTTGATTCTGGAAAGTTTGTAGGTTTCCATATCGTAGATTGATTATTATAATTGCCTGTTGGTAATGAAATTGGTGTAATTCCCTCACCAACAAAATTTATATAAGATATATCGGAAATAGTATCATTCCCAAAATTTAATAAAAACTCAGGCTTATTATCTACAAATAAAGAACTGGTGTTAAAATTAAACTCTTGAATACTTTTAATTAATTGTAAATTAAAATTATTTGGATTCTCGATTCGTACTTCAGTTCTATCCGAAGATATTTCCGATATTGTTAAGTCGTACCTCGTAGGTGATTCAATTTCAGTAGAGCCTGCAAAATTATATATAGGATTATATACCATTGTATATATCCCACTATCATAACCAAGTTGTCTTAAATCACTTTCAGGAGAAAATCCAAATTTTGTTTTTTGGTTTTGAATGAAAATTCTTTTATACGATGATTTTACTAAATTATTTTCAGAATCGTATATGTGTAATTCTAATAACGCAGGTCTAGATTTTATGGATATATCAGAATTTGATAGAGAGCCTGACTGAAATGTGTATCTATCTAATTCGGTAAAGGTTTCTCCATACACAGGCTCTGTGCTTAGTACATCGGTTATATTTGTAAATCTATCTAATGACATACTATTTTATATTACGAACCTATTAACATCGTTACTGTAACCGATTATGGTTGGTGCTTCAATTTCTAACTCAGTTATTTCGGCACTCTGATTTATATAAAAAGATTGCGATGTAAATAATTTTACATTTTTTTCCAACGCAATTACACCATAAGTATCAGTTGAATTAACAATCTCATACGATAGTATTCTTCCCTGTCTATTTCTTTTTATTTCTCTTTCCATTATCTAATCACCTTAAAGTAATATTCATTATCGTAATATTTTTCAAGCCCATCAGAATCAACTCTGAATACAAATCTATAATACCTTTCAGGTTGTAGTGTATTAAACCACATATCAAAATAGTTTCCATTTGAATCACATTCTATCTTTGTATAAGTAGTGTTAAATGGTATAATTTCTAAATTAGTTTCAACATCTCTAACCGACCAATATGATGATGTAGGTAAGTATTTAATGGTTGATAACGCCCCACTATTACTAAATGTTCTTTGCGGATATCGTTCCCTACCATACACTCTAACTCTATCCTTTGAATTTTGTTTGTATTCCGATTTAAGATTTTTGGTGTATATCAAAATATTTTCAACCGTTAGAGCTGATAACGAACCTGTCTGAAATTGCGAATCATCCCATCTAACTTCAAAAGTTGGTACATAAATCGTATGAGTTTCTGTTGAAAAGTATTTTGAAACTCCAAATTTAACCGAAGATGTTTCATCGGTATTAGACCTTTTAATGATAAATCCGTTATTTGTTCTATTACCACTAAAGATATCATTTACATATTGAGTTACTTCAATGTTTATATCAGAAACATTTCTACTGAAAGATTGTGAGTAGGATACACCACTAACAGATGATGTGAACCAAGTTCCACCACCCTGATTAACTGCCCAATATGAGCCTGAGTTTATAGGTGATGCTACACTCCAACTTACATTTGTACTTCTATAAACCCAATTTGAATCATTTTCATTATGAGGTGTATCGGGCAAAGAACCCAATCCTTCATTCCAACTTTGCGATATTGGGTAAACATAAAGGTTGTATTCGGATGGAATTTCTCTTTCATCCGATGAAATAAGATTTAAATAGTATTTTACACTTCCTGATATTACTCCACTTGCAACCGATTGAGATATAGCAGATAAATCAAACTGAATTAATATTCTACTATTACCAATCAATGTGGTATCATCGGTATCAAAAAACTTACCTACCTCCAATACTTCATCTTTTCCAACATTTTGAAATTTTCTTGTTGAATCTTCATATATGGTAGTATCTTTTTGAGGATATATTCTATAAATCATTTATTTCTCCTAAAATAACGGAACAACCCTGCCTCTAATATCTAAATCAGGAAACTTAACCTCAAAAATAGATGGGTCTTTTGCTGGGTATATGATACCATTTCGTGTTGCTTTTTTTATATCATAAACATTTGATGAGTATATACCATTATACTTATTAACTATTTGTAATCCACCCTTACCATTTAAATCGGGTCTAACAACAGTCTGAACACCATCTATTCTATCTAATAAAACATATATATCCGATAATAATATAGGTCTATTTATTTGGCTGTTTTGTTTATTGAAATATGTTTTTAATTCATTTATACATTTTAATAAAACTTCGTTTGAATTATAGTTTGGTAATACAACTATTTCAAAATCAATACCAATGTTTATAATATACGCATCTTTGATGTACACCGCATCGGTCAACATTCTATAATATGAAATGTAATTTTTAAGATTTTGTTTGGTTGCCGAATTTAATTGTGATATATTTCCACTACCATCATACCCAAGAACATATAAATTTATTGCGAGTGGATTTGGAACTTGGAGAGTTTCAGCCGATGAAGATTTTATTTGATAATCAGGCGCCACATATGCTTTTGCTACTGCACCAAATTGTGGTGGCATTGCGTACGCCCTTACAACATAATCTTCAGCAGTAACAGTTCGGTTTTGTGCTGCAAAAAATGCCATAGCACTATTTCTGATATCATCAACCTCTTCGTTTGATTTACCACCCGATGCGGCCTCTTCATTCGTAACTGCAACAGAATTTCTGACTGTATTTAATTGTTGGGTATTAGACGGGGTTGTTTGATTTTCAAATTCTATATTTGTAATTTGAGTTAAGTCTTTAGATATTACATTATCAATCACACCCTGCCCAACTCTATAGGTTACAGTTAAGGTTGTATTTGCAGGCGCTACCCCATATGTTTTTGTATATAAAAAGTTTGAAGGGTCTATTGTTTGTGATAAATCACCTGTTGCTTTGTATAAATTAGAACCAACATTGTCTGGGTTGGGTAGTATCTCTTCATCAGCATTTGATGATACACCTGCTCCAAATTGAATTGTTATAGAACCATCTTCATCAGTTCGTGTAATATATCTTTTAGGAACTTTTTTTAATCTTAAAAGGTATGGTGTTTCCGAACCATATTGATTTAAGTTAAGTGTATAATCGGATGTATTTTGGATTTGTTCAAAAACAGTATCTTGTGCTAAATAATCTACCTTTGTCCAAACATCTCCATCGGAATCAACTATTTTTACAACATCAATAATACCAACATCCTCAATCTTAATTTTATTGTATGGTGTTGGTGAACCAAATATAAATTCAGATGTTTTATCTTCACCACTAACCACAGGAACGCTCTTTTTGAAAAGATAATAAACAGGTTCATCGGTATTTTCGTTTATTTGATATACTGATATTTCGGTGGGGTCAAAAGATGATGAATATGCAAAATCAACTTTTCTAGTTGTAGAAAATACCACATTTGGGTTTTGTGTTGATGATACCTGCATACCCTCTTTAATTTTTAGAGTGTAATCCAAGTCGGGTCTAACATTATTGCCGGAGCCAATAGCAGGGACTAATTGATATACTATTAAATTAGTTGTAGCCGGTGAGTATAATTTTGGGTTATATCCAAGCGATTGTGCTAACTGAAATAAGTTTGAATTTTCTTTTACTTGAGTAATAATTGATTCTCTTAACTGAGTATCCGTATAATAGGATAGAACATCCCCAACATACGATGCCATTTCTATAAACATCATTCCAGGAGATGATTCGTTAAAATCATTATAGGTATTTGGGTAATATTGTTTAGCAAAATCTACAAGATTTTTTCTGAAGCCAGAAAAATCTCTGCCAATTAAACTAACGTCTTTTTTTTCATCATTTAACATTTACTACTCCTAAACTATTGATAATCCACCCTGATTATCAACTTCTAAAATTATTGTTTGGTTAGCACCTTGAGATGTAACTCTAAAATTTATTTTTATACTAACTTTATTAAAATCCGGCTCCGAATTGACTTCTATCGCATTTAATAAAATATAAGGTAGCCAAAAACTAATATCGTTTGTAAGGGATTCTTCCAATAAAGAATCTAACTCCGATTGAATATTTTCAAATAGTAATGAATAAATATCCGAACCAAAAAGTGGTTGAAAAGGCCTTTCACCTTTTGTTGTTAATAATAGGTTTTTAAGATTAGATATAGCCTGTTGTTCGGTTGTGTAACTTGATTTAAACATAGGACTACCACCCAATGGCAGCATTACACCAACCGCTTTATTTGGTTTTAAATCAATTGGATTAATCCTATATTGTAATCTCTGAGCCATTCATTACCTTTTCTTTTTATTATTCATTACCTGCATTAACGCAGAATAATCTTTTGTAAGTGCATCTACAACTGCCGCACCTGCATCAGTTTTTGCTAAAGTTTCCATCGGTATTGCTCTGCCCTCTGAATCTTGAACAACGGATTCTTCCATCATTCCCATTCCCTTCATAGAACCAAATGATTGTGCCATATCAGATGTAAAAGACCTTCCACTATTTATATCTCTCCACTCACCGCTTTGATAAGTTTCATTAAGTATAGAAGATATTGGCGAACTATTGTTAAATAGTTTTTTTTGAGTCTGTGGTTTCTTTGTTTCAAATAAGTGTTCTACATCCAATGGGTCTTTTTCCATCAGTTTTGTAGATTGCTTTATTGGTTGTTGTTTTAGTTCTTTAATAATAGATTCTTTTAAAAACTTCTTTTCTTCAGCGAATTTTCTTTTAACCTCGCTTTCAACCAACAGTTTAATAGCCTGAATTAGTTTTTTTGTATCCATAGTAATAAATATAATGTTTTGTAATAATTAACCAATACCATTTTTAAGCTTTGATAGTATTGTAGCTAGTTGTGGATGTGGTCCGGTTGGCCCAACCGCAGTTGGAAATGTTCCCTGTGCTAAAGTTTCTATAGCAGAAATAATTAAATTAATTGTAGTTGTATATTGTGATGTAGATATCGCTACATCCTTTTTTGATGATAGGATAATATTATCAGATTTACTATTAAATATTAACCTATCTGAGTTAATAATAACTTGTGGTTTATTAAATTGTGATATGTTAGGTATAGATACCCTATTTGCGGTTTTTAAAGATACCCGCTGTTTTGTAGTCATCCAAATAGATGAATCATCATCATTTACATTTTCAACTACAAATTTATCGTATCCCTTTTTATTAGTATCGTTTTGAGTATTTCTTATAATTGTTATTGGTGCGCCAGAATCAGATGCGTTCCAAGTTGGTAATTTCTGAGCATCGGTTTGTTTGGGTGTATAACCAAATCTAATAGATTGACCAAACCTACCTTCAAGTATTGTATCGCCAATATAAGGTTGTAATTGTGATAAAGTGTTTACTTCAGAAAACCCTTTACCAAAATTATTGTTTTTATCATTTGTAGATGAAGCATTCGGTATTGGGTTCAAATAAGAACTTACCTCAAATGATTGTGCAGTATTTGTAATTCCTTTTGGAAGGGGGTTGTTATTTAGCGACCTTTGTAAAAAAGTAGGTGAAATATAATAAAAAGAAAATCCGCCACCAAGAGGAGCGGATATAGAACTTAACGCACTAATTAAATAAACTTGCTCCCCAATAGTGGGGATTGATTTAATATACGGATTTAAGGGATACGCAAAATCATTTGATGCACCACCAGTAGAGCGTTTAACCGAAACCCCAATTTTGTAAATATCATTGGGATTACCATCTTTTAAAAATACTTCAGTTACCTCACCAAGCATTATTCATCCTCATCCTGTTTTAGGGATTCCAATTTTTCATCTACATCTCTACTAGCTTCTAACAACTGCTTCTTTTCTTCTTCTGATAATAACAACCCATCATCAGAACCACCCTTATCTAAAAGTTTTTGTGCGATAGCAGCCAACCTTACCAATTGGTCATCATTCTTTACTGATACTTCTAAATATTCCTTAATCAAAGGAACTACTACAGATGCATCATTCAAATTTTTAACCAATGGTTCTAACTGAGCAATTAGTAATTTTATTTGTCGGTCTTTTTTACGGGAATTATCATAAACATCTTTTAATAAAGATGAAAATGTCGTCCCTTTAAATATATCATCATCCTTCGTCATAATACCTCTCTATGTTATGATTTAATTTTAAAATACCCTTTTTAGTATATTCAGTATTTAATTCTACAAATATTACTTTCATTTTTCCTATAACTCTTGTAATATATTGCGTATTTACTCCTGTCCTATCTCTAATAAGTATATAAAGAGCCTTTTTATTGTAAGAGTATAAATCCTTCCGATTACGGAATAGTTCATTAACCGAATCAGCTATTCTTCTATCCCTTTCCTTTACAAAAAGTTTATTTAAATTTGAATCTATATAATCCACAAAGAAATCCATAAAATCTGATTTTTCTTCTACTGCTTCATACTCCGCAACTTCGTTGGGAACATTCCTACCAATATCAACAGCATCCAAATCTTCTTGGATTTTCATTTTTGCGTAATTGGCATTATTCTCATTAAATAAAAAATTTCTTGCAATTACAGTGAAATAAGAAAATGCTTTTCCTTTATCACCCTTAAACTTATGCATCTTTTCATTTAGAAACGCAACCACCGATGCTTTTACATCTTCATACGAATCATCAAAGTAATAGGTTTTATATGTATGTATTACATTTTCTGCTAACTTATCAAACGGATATTGTATAAATCTATTGTAGATACGATTTTTTTTATCAATATCATCCAAATTATTATATACATTTATAGCCATTTCAGTTATAGCTGTAAAATACCTATTGCTCTTCGGTGATTTCGCTTTTCTGCCCATAATATCCGTCTAATTCTTCTATTATACTATACATTTCTCTAAATACATAACCCGTCTCATCATCGGCTTCAAACGAACCAATTCTATCTATGGATTTCATTCTATCCATTGCGTTTTGAATTCTCTCTTGCATTGAATCCAAAAGTGTATCTGCCTGAGTGTATTCTTTTTCTAACTCATCCAAATTTTCTTCAACTGCTTCTAACTTCCGTAATAGATTCCATACAAAGAAACCTAACACTATATCAGTTAAAAACAATATTACTAAAAGCGTTACCATATTAATCCTCCATTATATCTTTAAACGCATCAAACACCATATCAACTTTTGGTTTATCATCCTCTGATTTTTCAGACACAATTTTTTCAAATTTAGATAACCCCGATGGTTTTCCATTTGTACCAATAGTTCCTCTTGTACCTTTTAACTTTTTACCTTCAATTACCCAACGAGTGTATTCATACTTTGATGCCATAAAATCTGCCTGGTGTAGAATATGGGGTAAAAATGTTTTTAATTGGTTTTCAGCCTGAAAAGTTTTATAGTAACTTTCGGTGGATGAATCATACAACCCATCTGTCAGTCGGATAGCAAGATATTCTTCTTCAGTACATTTTACGCCAAAATGATTTAGTAGAAAGAATGTACGGTCTTGAATTTCCATCCAATGTAAATTTGGGTTTGATTTATAAATCTTACCCTGATTCTTTACATGCCATTCCGAATCATTCTTTTTATACCAATCATCTTCAACCGAACCCACCTTACCTAAATCGTGATGTAGTGCTGCAAAGACAACCGATTCTCTTGTAATATCATCAGTAACCATATCCAACTCTTTCCAAAGTTCAAATACCTTTAGAGCATTGCGAGTTACCCTCATTATATGGTCAATATATCCGCCGGGAAAAGCATTATGAAAATGCTCAAAGGATGAGGCGGGTGTATAGATAATCCTTTCTTCAAAATGGTCATACATTTTGTTTAGGGCATCTAATCGTTCACCACTAAATTCTTGACTGATAAATTTTCTGAACTTTTTATAATTTTCCAGTAGTTCTTCTGGAGAGAAAAAATCAAAATACATAATTAAATAATTTTATCAATAATACCCAATTCAAGTGCTTCTGCAGCGGATAAAAATAAATCACTTTGTTGATTTGACTGCCACCACTCTTTTGGTTTATTTGTGAATTCAGCCATCATACTATTACACTCATCTTCCAACCTATCCGCAAATTTGGCGTTTGATTTTACATCGCTTAATTTACCTGCTGCAAAGGTTGATAGTTGGTGAACCATAATCTTTGAATGCTTTGATGCTGCTCTAACCCCAGTACCTGCTGCGAGTAGAAGAGCCGCTGCTGACATTGCGATGCCCCTACAAATGATATTAAATTTCATATCTTTGTTTCCTCTGATATAATCAATAATACCAAGAGTTTCTACAACATCACCTCCGCCCGAATTTAATAGGATGTTGATTGTGGTTGTTTCGGTATTTACTTTTTTTAGTAGCCGTACTTTAGCAATAAATTCAGGCAGTAATCCCATCTGAATTTCATCGCAGATTACAATTACATTATCGGTTAAATCAATACCGTAATCAAACTCCCTAAAAAAATGTTTGTGCGGGTCAGTATCATCACCACTTTCATTTTTGTAATCAAATTTTACATTTGAAGGATTGGTATTATAAAGTTCATCTATCATAAATTATCGTTTAAATTTTATACAATATACAACAAAAAATGTATATTACCAAATATATTTTTAATTATTTTTATCTATATCTATCAGCGCCGGTTTTTGCATAAGTGTGTGTTGGTGTTGGTGTTGGTGTTTTTGATTCTTCACTATATAGATTTAATGCTTCTTCAGTAGTTGGTTCAAATACTACATCAGGTCTTTCTTCTTTAGTTTCTACAACCGGTTCTTTAATTTCTTCTTTAGAATTGATAACTATTTCTTCTTTGATTGGTATTTCTTCAATAGGTTTAATTTCCACTAT